GCTAATAAAAGATCTGTTTGTCTACACAAAAAAGCAGGTATTTGTATAACATCAACAACATCTTTTACTTGTATAGCTTGCACTGGTTCGTGTATGTCTGTTGTTATCTTAACATCAAACGTTTCTTTTACTTTAGCTAATATCTCTAAACCCTCTTGTAAACCTGGTCCTCTGTACGAGTCTACAGAAGTTCTATTTGCTTTATCAAATGAAGCTTTAAATATATAATCAAAACCATATTTAGCTGTAAGCTCTTTTACTTTCTCTGCTATCTTCATACATGTGTATTCGCTTTCAATAACACATGGTCCTGATATTATAAACTTATCCATTAACATCTTCAATTGTATTTATCTCTCTACCATCATACTTAACTCTGCAAACCTTAACGTCATATAAACCTAAATATCTGTTTTGTTCTAGGTTTTCTTGTGGATATGCATTAGTCAATAAATCATAACATTGTAAAGCATAAGGCCTATACATATATATACCAACATGCCTATCACCATAACCTATATCAGATCTTGTAAACCACATTGCTTTACCATCTTGATGTATGACCTTAACGCCGTTTGGTTCGTATCCTTTAGTGTAACCAGTATATACAAAGTAATTATTATTAATTCTATCAATAAAAGGTTTTACAGTTTCATATGATATATCTATCATATCACCTTGTATATTAATTATATTCTCATACTCATCTAAAAAATCACCTAACTGGCTTAGTCTCGCTGTACCGTTTTCTGCATCAGCTGTCATTATTACATTTCTTTCTGGTATAATCTCTGCTATCTTTGGACTATCAGTTACAACAAATGTATCATAACCCATCATACGAACCTTATCAAACACTATACGTATTAGAGGTTCACCATCAAACTCCATGAGCATTTTATGCTTTAGTCTAGTACTTTCTAATCTAGCTGGTATTACAAATACTATGTCTTTAGCCATTTCTTTCCTTGTCATTGGTGCTCTGTGTATCATGCTTTCTTACCTGATGTTCTTCTTTTTATATCATCATGGTTGAACTCAGCCCAGTATAACTCAAACGCTACACCGTCTTCTAATCCTTCAAACTGATGGTATTTACCAGGTTTAACCATAGTAAAATCACCTGCTTCAAGTATTGTTTCATCTAATAAGCCTTGATCATCTTGCCAAACTCTTACTAGCATCTTACCAGATTCTACGTAAAATCCGTTCCATTTAAATTCATGCTCATGCTCTGAGCATTTAAATCCTTTATTAAATTCTATTCGGTGAAACTCAAAAACTCCATTAGCGTGGATCTTCTCAGTTTTCCCCCATATTTTTCCTGCTTTCATTTAATTTTATTTGTTTTTGTTTTTGTACTTTAACATATGACTCATTGTTATATAAATCTATTGAGCCTATTTCTAAATGTCTTTTGTTAGCCATATTTTTAATAAGCCAAACTATAGTTACAGCTGCATCTTTGTATGTTAAACTAGGTAAATCTGATTCAAGTAAACCTAAATTAACATCCATTATCTTACACTTTTTAGGCGTAGTAAATTTTAGACTATCAGATAAATGTGACAGCGATGCTTTAGAAGCTGAATACATAAGGCCCTTTGATAAGTTAGGATACTTTGCTCTGCTATTTATGTTTACAATTATTTTACTTGGATCATTAGCCCATATATTATACACGGCAGCTAACACCTCTGTTTGACAAAACGTTTCATGTGCGTTGTTTATAAATATTCTGTAAGTTGGATCTTTTAGTTCTTCAACTAATTTATGCATACATTTAGGGCAACATATATCGTATTCAGGTCTATTAAAACCTTTAACAACCCACTTACCACATAGCTCATCTGCCACTGCTTTACCTAATCCTCTAGTCGTTCCTGTTATCGCTACTTTCATAATGTTTATTTATAAGATCAAAGCTAGGCTTACCAAACAAATCACCTTTAACAGAGCACTTATTACATGGGCTCTGTGATCTATCACCATGCTTCAACCTTTGTCTTATCTCTTTCATGTCATCAGCCATCCAAACTTGTTCTAGTGTTTGTTTAGCTATGTTACCTATTTTTCTTTCTTTACCCCAGTCGTTTGAACAGAACAGTACATCACCGTTCCAGTCAACAAACATTTTATAAAATGGGTAATGACATGGTTTACCTTTTAACGCTTCAATATCATGGTCTTCAAAACCTATCCAGTCTATAACACCACTTCTATTGTTAAGCTTTAAACCGTAGTCTTTTAAATTATAATGCGCACGTAAACTATACTTTGATTTAGATATACCAGCATTGTCCATAAGTTCTACAAACGTGCTGGCTTGCTCTGGTCCATCATATAAGTTTATATAAAACATAGACAAACCAGCATTATAAATATCTAATATCAATTGTGGTTTACGCTTTAGCATATCACCATTTGTATTACACTCTAGTAGATTATCTTTCAAGTGTTTTCTAAAAGTAAAAACTATATCAGGAAAGCTTTTATTTAATAAGCCTTCACTGTATCCACTAAAAGATATTCTACCTGTGTAATTAGCATCAGCTAAGTGTTTTGCTATTTTTTCAGCTGTATCAACAGACATGTTTAAATTCCTGTT